ACGCGAGGTACGTCTCCTCGGTCTTCTGCGACTCGTCGACCTTCTTGCCGAAGGCATCCGTGTCGAGGCGCCGGTCGACAGCCTTCTCGGCCTCGGTCAGCGGGATCTCCCGCATCGCCTCAGCAACGATCTTGTCGACGACGGCGTGGGGCAGGTCGCCGTTGGCTTCCTTGACGCGCTTCGTACCGAAGTCACGGGCGTACTCGCGGGCCTTCTCGACAGCCAAGTCCTGCTCGGCCAGGTCGGCGCGAGCGGACTCACTGACGACCTTGGCCTCGAGTGCAGGCACCCGGCCGGCGTCCGCTTCGAGAGTGCGCAGCCGGGTCTCCGCGATGGAAACCTTGGCGCCTTCCTCGATTTCGGGCATGGTGTGCTCCTTGATGGTGGTGGACTGCCCGGCCGGGTGGACCGGGACGATTGGGGTTGCGGACTCGGCCGCGTTCACAGGCACGTAGGTGGTGCGCTGGGTGACCTCGGTCTTGTCGCCCGCGAGCTCGATGTCGCCGGACGCCCGGACCTCGTAGGTCTGCTGGTACGTGGTGCACACGCCCGCGACGGACAACTCGAAGTAGGCGAGCTTCTGGTCGGGGTCGTAGTCCTTCAGCCAGGAGTAGGTCTCCTTGGCGGAGTCGCTGTACGACTGGTTGACGGCGTCCTGGATGGCGCGCTCGGTGTCCTCGGCGGAGGTTTCGCGGAGGGTGCGAGTCTCGCGGCGAGCGGACTCGATCATCTGCAGCACCTTGCCGCCACGTCCCGCGGCAGTTACGAAATCGACGCTCTCGATCGAAGTCAGCGACTCGATCACGCCGCCCTCCGCAACGACACCGGAGCCGCGAATCGACAGGCCGATGTACGGGGCCATCTCGGACAGCAGTGGGCGGTACGGCGAGAAGATCTGCGCCTCAGCGACGAGGGCGTCACCGGTCCAGCGGGCGTCCTCGGTGAACACCGCGACCATGTCCCGCACCGACCGGCCGGGGCGCTCGTACGCCTCGGCCTCGGTCGGGTGATCCATGAACAAAGCCGTTCCGGCCTTCACCAGGCGGTCCTTTGCTGCGGCCTCCAGGACATCGGCGGGGTAGGTCCCACTCGATCCGACGCCAGGAGTAATAATCTGCGCGAGCATGCGACCGCTCTGCTCGGGCGGATTCGCCAACTTGCCGGACTCTTTGATCTCTACGGAATCCGGCATGGGCAATCACTCCAGATGGGTCCAGGGGTTTGTGTGTGGTGTGCGGGCACGCGCCAGTAGCCCTCGGCCAGTGGGGCGGCGGAGGGCTAGCTAGGCAGGCTGGGTTATCGGCGCAGTGCGTCGTAGTGGCTCTGGCAGGTACGGCAGAGCCGCCCGCCGCTGCGCTGCCTCCGGATGTTCTCCGGGGTGTACTCGTGCCCTTGTGGGCAGTGGGTCTTGCGGGCGTTGACCGCCGCGAATGACTCGCCGCGCAGGATGTTCACCCGGTGCGTGACCGGCTCAAGATGCTCGGGATTCACGCACTCTCGAACACGGCAGAGGTGATCAGGTTCCAGGCCAGTCGGTATGGCGCCGTTCTCCAGTTCGTAGAACCAGCGCGGCATGTAGGCGGTGCGACCGTTGATCAGAAGGATGCCGTAGCCATCGGCACTCAGTGCGCCGGTCCAGAGGTGGCAGACTCCGAGGTCTGGCCGGAGATCAGACATCGGTCCATTCAGGTCAACATAGGACCAGGCTCGCGCCTCATCGTCGCCAACGATCCGGCTTGTCGCCAATGGGTCGCCATGGCGTTGGTACCTGCGGTAGTGCTTCCCGCACCAGCCGCGCCCACCGTCACCTGGGGCCGAGCAGTCGGCCATGGTGCACGGCGGAACAGGCGTCCCGCGCTCACGCGCGATCGTGTCTGTCGAGCCGTGGTTCATCCAGCGCCCATAGTGCTTGGTGCAGAAGGTCCGGGCAACGACTGGACGGCTGCAACCCGGCGCTGTGCAGACGCCCTTGACCACGGGCGGCGGTGTGTATAGCGGGTCGCCGTGCTTCTTCCAGCGGGTGTAGTGCAGGGTGCAGAACTCGCGGGCGATGTAGGCCCGTGTGCATCCGTCCACGGAGCACGTACGATCAGTCATGCCGTTCACCTCTTACCAGGTGGTCGGTAGGCCCTCAGCAGTTGGACGCTGCTGGGGGCCACTGTCTTGATTCCCTTATTCTACAGGGGTTTCGGGGCAGGGCTGGGCACGTATGAGTCGCGCCAATCGGTATTGCTGCGCTTCACGGCCCACTTGTCCATGGGGAAGTCGCCGCGCTGGTAGGCGGCGAGCTTGGCAGGGCCGAGGATCCCCTTCTGTACTGCCTCGGGCTGCGAGTCGAACCACTCCTGCGAGCCTGTCTTGACTGGCTCGGGTTCCGGGATGTCGATACCCAGGTCGCGCCACGTCTTCGCCAAAGGAGAGCGAGCGCACCTGCAGTTCTGATGCCCGAGAGGCCCGGGCTCCGACAGTGGATGCTCGGTGCCGTTCATCCCCAGGCAGGCAGAACAGGTCCTGGTCGAGTTCGAAGCAAGCCACATCCAGCCGCGCAGTACGTCCGCGTTCTCGTCATGCGAGAGCTTCGCCGCTTCTCGATGCGCCGAGAGCAGTTCAGTCCGCGACACTGTCAGCGCCCGCGACAATCCCCCGTTGAAGCCGCCCTCCGCGCCCTTCATGATGCGAGAGGCAACGGCGCGCGGGTTCGTCCCGGTCGCGATCCCCAGCACCAACTCACGCCGGATCACCGCGTCAGCCTCAGCGGACAGGGGCCACAGGCTCGACGTGATCCGCTCCGTGGAGCGTGTGACGATCGCGTTGATCGCCTTCGGGTCCACCCGATCCCAGCCGGCCAGCTTGTCCCGCTCGGCCTTGGGGAGTTGGGAGTCGATGATCGCGGCTTGCGCCTCGCCTGCCGCCTTGACGACTGCGGGGAGGTCGCGGGTGATGCGGACCCCTGCGGCTTCGGCGAGGCGGACGAGTTCCCTGACGATCGTCTCCAGCGTGAACTGCAACCGTCGTGAGCGGAGGATCGTGGACCGGGACAGCATCCCTGCCTGCGCGTTCGCGGTCAGCTCGTTGATCGCCGCTTCCAGGCCCACGGAGACCGAGTCCCAGGCTTCTACCCAGGCTTTGGTGAGGTCGCGGTCCTGCTGGTTGGTGATGGCGAGGAGGTCGGTGCGGAGTCGCTTGGTGAGGCGCAGCGTGGTGGCGGTGATCGCCACGTCAGGCCTTCGGCGGCTTCGGCTTCGGTACTGGTGGCTTCGTGTCCGGCGCCGGGTTCTGCGGGTCGCCGTTCAGGACCGCGGCCGGGTCCTGCCCCTTGCGGAACGCGTCCGCCGCGGCCTGCCCGGCGTTCGCGGCAGCCGTAGCAGCCGGATCGACCCAGTTGCCGTCCGCATCCACCAGATCTTGAAGCACCTCGTCCGCGTTCTCAATTTTGAGAGCCGCAGCCATCTGCTGCGCCACGACCAGCGGCGGCAGCCAAGCGGACGCCTCAGCGATCGCCTTGACCAGCGTGTCCACGGGCAGCGACTCGAACTCGGGCCACGAAATGTCGATGGTCCGGTCGTCGTTGTCGGGGAGCTCGACAAGGATCCGGTCCCCCTCGCGGGAAACCTTCCCCTTCAGCATGCCCTTGGGTGCACGGATCGACCAGTCGATGACATGGCCCAGCACGTCCTGCATGAACTCGGCCCACAGTTCGCGGCGGAGGTGGAACCCGAGTTCGGTCGGCTGGTCCAGCGTCGCCGCAGTCGCACGCGCACCAGTCACACCCGGGTCGCCGAGCAGCATCGTCACTGGCACCTCAAGCGCGGTCGCGACCATCGCAGCCAGCGGGCGACCGGAGTCAGCGTCGATCGTCGCGCCGGTCTTCGGGATCGCCTCGAGTGACGTGTTCGGGTCTGACACGACATGCGACGCCGCGCCGGCCATGTTGCCGTTACGGACCGCGTCAGGGAAACTCCCGATCGCCGGCGCGGCACCGACCTTCGCGGCCACGGCCTTCGCCCTGTCGCCGCGGGTCTTCGTCTGCCACGCATACCGGGCCAGGGCACGCATCAGCGTCGCCCACTGCTCCAGGAACTCCTTGTAATGCCTGGCCCACGCGATCGCCGCGAACGAGTCAGGCACACCACGCGTCGAGCCGGACGGCCGGTTGACGGACACCATGCGCACCGGGGCGTCCCACATGACCTCGTAGCCGCCGATCTTGGGCGGCTTGATCTGCGGTTCGTAACCCAGCGCCGGGTAGTAGACGGTCCTGACCCGCTCCTGGATCATCCCGTTCACCACGGACCGTTCGGTGTAGTCGCGGCGGTAATACTGGTCGATGATCCGGTCGTTCGGGTCGTGGATGATGTCGTTGATCTCGTCAACAGGCAGCCACCTGAGCTGCACCTTCCCCGTGAGCCGCGACGTGAACAGGGCAGCGAACAGGTCGCCGTCGGTGAACGCGGCCTGCTCCATCTCCTCATGCGCCTGCGTCCCGGAGAACGTCTTCTGGTTGAACGGGTCGTCAAGGAACGCCTGCACGACGGCGTTGACGTCCTGGCCCTCGTTGCTCTGATCTCTGACGCTGAGGGTGACGCCCTGGCCCCACACGTATGCCTTCCGCAGGCCGAGGCCGCGCTTCAGGAGCGGGTTCGCGACAGTCATGACCCGGCACAACTCCCGTGCCCTGCGCAGGCCCTCGGGTGAGAACTCGCGGGCCGCGTTCACGGCGAGCAGCGACCAACCGCGGTCCTCGAACGCCAACTCCAGGTCAGCGAGGGACTCTTGCAGGATCTCGACGGTGTTGTTCGACGCGTCCAACTGCTCGGTGAGGAACGTCTCCCGCAGCGACACTTCCTGCGACATCGCCTCTTCGAGGGTGGGCTGGGTCCAACTGGCCATGCGGGTCACCTCCTAGTAGGGCGAGTACGTGAAGCCGCGTTCGTCGAGCTCCTCGAACTCGTCGGGCTCGTGAAGGTTTTGGCCGGCGAGCAGCGGGGCGAGGATGAGGCGGTTCAGGGCTTGGGAGAGCGTGTCGACCTGGTCATCATTCGCACCTGCCGGAAAGGCGGCGGCCTCTTCGATCAGGTCACCGACCCACGGCGCGAGTTCAGGCGACGGGAGGTGCACGTTGCCCGCCTCGACGAGTGGCGTGACGGCCGAGGCTCGGGCTTCCTTGCTGCCGTGCGGCTCCTCCGGGACGATGCCGGACACGATCCGGCGCAGGGCGTTGATCACTGCGGTGCCATTGGCCTTGTCCTCGACGAGCTTGAGCACGGCCTGTGGCCACTTCGCTGAGAACTCACGGAACCGCTGGCACGTCGTGACGAAGTCCATCCGTCCGCGCACCTGATCGAGCAGGAACGCGTCCGCACCGCGCCGCATCCACACCTGACCCACCACGTAGTCAGACGACGCGGTGTCCTTGAATGCCATGTCCCACGAGATGAGCAGGTCGTCGTAATGGGTGAGGATGTTCGCGCCGTCATCACGGGTCAGCCACAGCGGCACGTCGTACTGCTGCCAGTGGTCCCGCTTGAACATGCCGCCCTCAGCAGGCGACGGGCGGCCTTGGTAGAGGGCGTTCCAGGTGCGGGAGCCGGACCGGACCTTGATCGCTTCCCACTGCTCCACGGTCCTACCGCGGGCGGACTGCATGAACTCGCCCGGCTCGCGGCCGAGCGAGTCTGTCTCGCCCTTGTTCGGGTCATGGTCGGCGAGCGCGGGGACGTTCAGGTTGCGCCACAGGTGGCCATCCTCGGCTGCCAGCAGCTGACCGGCGAGGTCGCTCTCATGCCAGCGGGTAGCGACCTGGATCACCGGGGCGCCGGGGGCGAGTCGGGTGGCGCCGACGTCGGTCCACCAGTCCCAAGCACGCTCGCGGTACGTCTCGGAGTCGGCCTGCTCACGGTCCTTGATCGGGTCGTCGATGATCAGCAGATCGACCGGGCGGCCAGTGAGTGCCGCGCCGATGCCTGCCGTGTAGACGCCTCCGTCGTGGCCGGCGAGCTGCCACTCGTGCTGCGCGGCGAGGTCATCGCGGACCTTCAGGCCGAGCTTCGCTGAGTGGGTGGTGATGTCGTCCCGGATCGCGCGGCCCCAGCGGCGGGCGACGCCGTGCTCGTAGGAGATGATCGCGATCCGTGTGTCGGGGTTCTGCGTCAGCACCCACAGCGGGAACCAGCGCGAGACGCGCTGCGACTTACCTTCCTGGGGTGGGCACGACAGTAGGCAGCGGCCGTCCGGGGTCTCGAACAGTTCGACTAGGTACTGGTCGAACAGGATCAGGGCCGGGGTCTGCTTGGTGCGCGGGTCGAGTTCGACAGCGAGCGCGCCAGGCGTGGCCCACTTGCGTACTGGCTCGGGCGGCGGCTCCAAGGCTCGCGCTACGAACTCCCAGGCGGAGGTGACGCTCACAGCTCACCTCCGGTAGTTCGTGCGGCACGCCTCCCACGTCTCGACCAGCGGGTACGGGTACGGCTGGGCGGGTGGCTTGGGTCGCCAGGGCCACCACCAGGGGCGGCCGAGGGTGGAGTGTCGGGCAGCCATCGCTCACCTTGGGCTCGGGTGTTGCGTTGCCCGGGCTCGGCCGCGCGGTGGCAGGACGAGCCCGGTTGCTGGGGGGTGTTGAGGGCCGGTTCGCACGACGTCAGGTGCACCCGCGCGTGCGGTTTGATCCTGCGTGGCGTCAGCTGTGCGCCGAGCTAATCGCTGCCGCCGGCCGCGGCATGTTCGGGGGGATTGCGAAGGCCCGGCTCTCAGGTGGGGAGCCGGGCCTCGCGGGGGGCCATCCACGGGGTCGAATCGTGGGGCCTACGCGCTCTACAGGGGAGCGCGGGGTTCAGTTGGGCGGCAGAGACACCTCCGCCACGTGGGGAATTAGTTCACAAGCGCCTGCGGTTCGTCAAGCGACACGCGACAGAGTGTCACGTTTCACTGGACAGTCAGGTCATGCGACAGCGCGCCGAGGTGTGCGTCCAGTCCTCCGACGGGCACGTTTCACCCACCGCACCGAAGTGGTCGTGGCCAGCATTGCCGCGCAGCAGACGCACACCATCCGCTGCCCGTACCCCTCCCCCGTCTGCGGGAGCTTCCCCGCCTTCCGCCACGAGTCGACCGTCTGGAACGGCCGCCCGATCAACGCCGCGACCGTGAGCGGCCTCAGGTAGCGGTGCTCGTGCTCGTTCGGGTTGGTGGTGCAGGTGCAGGTCCCCACTGATCGCCCCGTCTCTCGCGTTGTACGCCTCATCGGCTTGTAAGTGCAGATCTGGCGATTACCCCCCACATTCAGCGTGGCACATCGGTGCCAGTCGCCTGTTGGCGGCCGAGGTCATTCGCCATCTCTGTCGTGATCCGCTCATTCCGCCCGCAGTGTTGACACATGTACTGGTGGAAATGTCGCTCCTGATCGACGGTCAACAGATCGAACCCCTGCTCACTCCCGCACCGCTGGCAATGCAGGCGCAGCACCGCAGGTGGAGGCAATCGCAGTAGCCAGCTCACGCCAGCCTCCATTGCTCGTCGAACTCCGGGTGGTCGTCCCAGCGGCACGCGATCGCTCGGACCGCTAGCTCAGCGCCGAGACTCCAGTCGTAGTCGCCTTCGGGGATCTCTTGGCCTTGCAGGTACAGCTCCACGATCTGCCTGAACACCACGCAGTCCTCCCGCATGTGTTTCGCGTACCGGTGCGCGATCGGCCCCGCTGCGAGCCCGTAGACGCGCGGGAACTCGTGCCGCGGTTCGAGCTCGGCGTCGATGATGCGGGCCTTCACGAACGCGGCGAGGGGGTCGCCGGCGGGGTGGAGGTCGGGTTTCTGGAGGTGCTGGAAAGTGTCGGTGCCGTCTGGTAGCTCGAGGCCGGTGGCGTCGGCGTAGGCACCGATGCGGGCGTTGGGGTCGGTCATCGGCGGTACCTGTAGCGCTGCACGCCAGCGTTGGAGCTCGCCTGCAGCGCCCCTTCGTCAATGAGGAAGATCCGGTTCTCAGGGCAGGCGCGGAGAGCGCGTACTGCGATCAGGCCGCCCATGCCCCGCGCGTCGACCCACCCCTTGATGCGGGACTCCAGGTCGGGTGGGCAGACGACGGTGCGCTTGGCGTCACCAGTCACCTGCGCCCAGAACCTGACCTCAGTCAGCATGTCGTTGCCGGGGTCAGTGACAGCGGCGAGCTGCGCGACGAACACGGGCAACGCTACGGTCGCGGCCTGCTTCCGCTGCTCGTACTCGACGCGCCACGCTTCCCGCTGCTGCTGCTCGGCCGGGGTCGGCTGGACGAGACCCATGTCGAGCGCCATGTGCCGGGAGACCTGCATTGTGGTGCCGTACTTGCGGACCATCGCAGGCGGGATGAACGACTCGTGCGGCAGTGCGTCGAGGTCGCGCGCCTCAATGTTCGGGTCGGTCATGCGTAGTGCTCCGCCAGCGTGATGTCCGCGAAGACCTCGGCCGCTGCTTCACGGTCCAGCATCGGGGCCTCATGGAGCGGGCGCACAGCAGGCAGTGATGGGTGCTCGACCATGACGTACACCACCTCGGGGTCGTCGGACACGACCACCCTGTGCAGGTGCACGCTGTCTGGCGCGCCGAGTAGGCGCAGCAGGTCCCTCGGTGACAGTTGCACCTTTGCCCGGTGCTTCACGTCCTCGACACTCGTCACGCGCTCTCCTCCAGTCGTGGTCCATCATCCTTGATCAGGCTGCCCACGATGAGCCCCAACTCGCGCAGCCCGTCATCGGCCGCGATCTCCGTGCCGCACCGCGTGCACTTCACCCCGTGCCCTTCGCGGTCCATGACCAGTGCCCCCCCGCACAGCACCGGCAACGGCACACCCGGCCGCTCCCCCAGCACCGCGCATGACCCGACAGGCCGGGCCCGGTAGTCGCCGAGCGTGTCCGTCAACGTCCGATTCAAGACCCGGATCTCGTCGTACAGGTCGCCGGCGAAGTCCTGCTCGACGAGCCAGGGCAGGTTGGCGATGAGGAGCGCGCATTCGGCGGTGACGGTGGGCGGGATCGGGGTGTAGTCGGGGCAGTGGCATTTCTTGGCGGTGCAGCGGATGGTCCCGTAGTGCTTGTGGCCCAACGCGAGGTGGCCGCAGGTGCAGCGGGCGGGCTGGTTGCGTTGGTCGCGGATGACTTCGGCCCAGGCGTGGACGATGCCGAGGACGCCGCGGCCTTGTCTCGTGTCGAGGAGGTCGGTGACTTCGAGGCGCATGGGTGCGGGCGGGTCGGGTCGTTTCGTCTGGGCGGACTCGGGGTTGCCGGGGACGGTGCCGTGGCCTTTGACCCACAGCAGGAGCCCGAACGAGTCGGGGATGGCGCGGAGCCACTTGCCGAGGCGCTCAGTGCAGGAGTGCTCTCCTGAGCAGAGCAACTGCGCACCTTGGCACAGGACCGGTCCCCGCTGGTCGCTGCTGCCCTGCTGGCAGCCGTTCAGGCACTCGGACGGGCAAGAGGCTACGTAGCCGGTCTGGAGGCTTACAGTGGCACTCAGGGCTTCGTAGGTGGTCATGTGGCCTCCTGGGTCAAGCGGCGGACGGGGATGCCCGCCTTTTCGGCAGCGAGCGCGCAGTGCGTCGCGCCTGGCGACTGGTTGTGGTTGAACGACACGCAAAGGTCGGCGCGCAGGTCGACCATCAACTGGTTCCGTCGGATCCCCGCCGATCGTCCATACCGCCCCCACTCAGCGTCGTGCGGCTCATCACGGCCGCCAAGGCTGAGCCAGATGTCCCTTGCCTGCTGATCGCCGCGGCGGTTGTTGCCGTGTACCAGCACCGCCTCGCCGCGGCACTCCAGCCACACCTGGTGCAGGACGGACCGCATCAACGGCCAGTCACTCCAGGTGCGTGACACCGTCACAATCACCCGCCTGATCAGCGGAGTCGTCCGCACCTCCACCGCTTCGGTCATCGGTTCCGCCTCGTCCTGCGGCGGGCACGCGACCGGTAAGCCGCGTGCATGTTGGCTAACCGCTCAGCGCGCTCGCTGTCAGGCGGCACCCAGAGCGCATTGCCCATCTCCGCCATCGCCTTGGCGACCGCCTTCAGTACCGGGCGGAAGGCGGCCTCCCATCGCACCGTCGCCTCGGCCATCGCGGCAGTGAATCGAGTCACGTCCGCCTGCAGAGCGAGGGTGAATATCGAGGCCCGGTCTCTCACCTTGGGTGGATCCGGCGACCACCGCATCGCATCCGGACCTGTCGCGAAGTCGCGTAGGGCGTGGTCGATGGAGCCGATGACCTCGTCCGTCGTGCTCATGTGGTCCTCCGGTTCAGGGGTTCGATCAGGCGGAAGGCGGTCTCAGGCGGCTGGAAGACGGTCGAGCAGTGGTTGCACCACATCGCCGGGTCAGCGAGCATCTTGGTCTTGCACGGGTCGCAGAGCATGAACCCGAGCGGTGCCCTCGCGCAGCAGCCAACGAACCGCAGGATCCAGTCGGCTGGGTTCTGGCTGCCGCAGCCGCTGGTGTAGCGGCGCCCCGACTCGCACGGCACGGCCCACGCCTCGTCGAGATGCTCGACTAGGAACACGTCCTCCAGGGACTGCGCCTCGAGGTCGGGGGCGGTCATGGCGCCACCTGAAGCCCGATACCCGCAGCCACCGAAGCCAGCTCCTCAGCATCCCGCGGCGGGTCATCCATCCACGACACGCTCACGAGCAGGTCATCTCGGATAACCCCAATCAGCCAGTCGTCATGGTCGTAGATCTTCCAGCCGCCACGCACCGCTGCCTGCTGCGTCTTGTAGACCAGCGAATCCCAGTAGTAGATCGTTTCCCAGTTCTCCAGGTTGCCGACGATCGAGGGCACGATCACGATGTAGCGCTTCACGACGCCTCCCCCGTCCCCAGCTCGACAGCCTCCCGCAACGGGGCCATATGCCGCAGGATCACCTGCGCCGCAACCGACCCAGGCGCCACGTCATGCCCCAACTCGCCCAAAACAGCCACCAGGACGCCATGCAGCAACGTCCCCTGCTGCTCCGCCAACCGGACCCGCCGCTCATCCACACCAGCCTTCAGGGCCGCCGTGGAGTACCGCTCCAGCCGGTTGCTCGCGTCCACCAACATCGAGTACGCGACGTTCGGCCGCGCCTCCTCCGTCGTCCCCCTGTCATCCCCACCCTCCTTGACCCGCGTCACACCCCACGTCAACGCCTGCTCGTCCAGCAACCTGACCCGGTGCCGCCAGTAGTCGACCTCGCCGGCCGTCCACTGCACCAACTCCAGCAACGCCTCAGCCGGGTGGACATCGCGGCGGGCACCGAACAGGACCACGTCACGGCGAGCCTGCGTCGTCACGGCCGCAGCCTGATGCGACTGCGTGTTGCCACCATGCAAGCGGCAGCGGCCGATGCCCGGGTGGTCCGTGCCCCATCCGGCGGCCAGGTTGCACTTGCCCTCGCCCTGACGCTTGTTCGCGCCGCAGGTCGGATTGTCATGACCTGACCCATGACCGGGCTCGTCTGCGGGGGTACTCATGACCGCTCCTGCTCAGAGTCGGGCGGGCAGGTGTGGGTGCGCGCGTTCATCACGTACCCGGTTCCGCCGGTAGGGGATTCGATCTCGATCTGGACGGGCGGGGACCAGTCGTGTTGCAGCTGGGCGAGCAGTTCGATGCTGACCATGACCGTCACGACGTTGTTGCCTTCGGTCACGAGGCGCCTCCAGTCACCCGGACCTCGGCGGCCACTGCCCACGCGCCGTCGGCCTTGTTCCGGTAGGCGACGGCGGTTCGCCAGTGCATCTGCTGCTTCGGCGTCTCCTTGTCGCTGCTGAGGTCTTTGTGGCTGAGCGCTGTGGTCTGGAAGTCGTTGGCGATGGCCTCGGCCTTGGCCGCGATCTCTTCGGCGACCTGCTGCCGGATGGCGGGGTAGGCGGCCTCGAGGGCGGCGAGGGCTTGGGGTAGGGCGCAGGCGATGAGGACCTGGTGGGTCGCTTCGCTGTAGGTGTCCCACGATGCGCTCCATGCGAGCGAAGTCGCCAGGGCGGTTACCGCGGCTGGCGGGATGGGGTTCGCTGGCGCGTTCCCTTCGCCCGTGAGGTCGAGGGTCCCGGCGTGGTGCTCGCCGGCGGGCTGGTCGTTTGGCGCGCAGGATGGGCAGTGGCAAACGCGCCCGATACCGCGCTGGGTTCCCAGGCATCCTTCGTCCACCTCGGCCCGGTTTTGCTCGTCGTTTTCGTTGCTCATCTGCTGCTCCTCGCGTGCATTGGCGGTCATGATGCGTTCCTCTGTGAGAAGTGGCTCATCGGCACGAGCCGCGAGAAGTGGCCCTGCTTCAGCAGGCGACGTTCACCCGTGGGGCCGTTGCGGTGCTTGTCGACGATGACCTGCAGCTCTGCCGGTGCCTCGGGGTCCGGGTGGAGCAGGATCACCTGGTCGGCGTCGGACTCGATGCCGCTGGATTCCTTCAGGTCACCCATGGTCGGTTTGCCATCCGACCGGCCCACGGACGCCCGGTTGAGTGCCGCGATCGCGACGACGCACACTTTGAGCTCGCGGGCCAGGAGCTTCAGGCCGCGGGTGGACTCATCGATCTGCTCCCGCTTCGGCATCCGCGAATCCCGCGGGGTGAGCATCTGCAGGTAGTCCACGACCACCAGCGCCACCGTCTGGGTGCGGGTGAGGTCCCTGACCCTCGAGCGGATCCGGGAGACGGTCTGGCGGGGTTCGTCGTCGATGACGAGCGGCCATTCCTGGATCGATGACGTGGCCCTGGCGATGCTGGTCCAGTCGGAGTCGGTCAGCGTCCCGTTGTCCAAGCGGGTCAGGTCGACCTTCGCCTCGGCCGACAGGAGCCGCTGGCCGTACTCGATGTGGTCCATCTCCAGGGACGCGACGTAGGCCGTGTGGTTGTGCCGCGAGGCGACGTGTGCGGCGAGGTTTGCGCCCATCAGCGACTTCCCCACACCGGGCCGGGCGCCGATGACGACGAGCCTGCCGGGCTTCATGCCGCGGGTCAGTTCGTCCAGGTCGGGCCACGGGGACGGCAGGCCGCGAGCTGCGCCGTGCTCGGCGATGTCGAGGATCTCGGGGAGCATGTCGCCGATTCGGGTGGCCTGCGAACGGTTCCCGTCCAGCACGGCCGCGTCGAGGCTCTGCCGCGCATCCTCGGCGATCTCGTCCAGTTCGCGCGGCTGGTTCAGCAGTCCCTGGATGTGCCCGATCGCCAGGCGGATCCTGCGCCGGCCAGCTGCGTCGGCGACCTGCTGGGCGTAGTGCCCCGCCGATGCGATGTTGGGGCACGCCTGCATCAGGTCGTGCAGGTAGAGGGCACCCCGGTCGCGCGGCAGCGTCGATATGGCCTCCCCCATCGCGGTTCGGACCGTGAGTGGGTCGATGCTGCCGCCGGCCATGTAGACCCGTCCCGCGGCCTCCCAGATGTGTTCGTGGCCGACCTCGATGAAGTCGCGCGGCTGGACGACGCGCTGCAGGTCGGGGAATCCCTTGTAGCCGGTGAGGACCGCACCGAGAAGGGCTTGTTCGAAGTCGTCGCTCATCTTGCTACCCCTCTCATCCATGCTGCGTACTGCTCGTAGTCGTCTGGGTCGATGTGGTCGGGGACCTCGAGCGGGGCGTGCCGCCTGGCCTGCTCGGGCTTGGCCTGTTCCGCCTCGTCGTCGTACCGCTCCTGGTTCAGCCAGGTCGATGCGTGCGGCACGTATTCGCGTTCCTTGCCGACGCAGGCGGCCTCGAAGGATTCGGCTGCGGCGATGACCTTGCTGGGGTCGGCACCTCGTTTGAGCGCCGCGCCCCAGGCTTTGACTGCTGCGCCCTTCGCCACCTTCCGCGGGTAGGCCGCCCAGAACACCTGGAATCGTTCGTCGACCGGCTTGCCGGTGGACATATTCTTTTTCCTCTCCTCTCCTCTCCTCTCCCCGGAGAGTTCGCGCGTGCTCTCGGGAGTTTGTGCGTGCTCGCGCGAGGTTGTGTGAGGTTTTTCCAGGCGCAATTCGAGGCAAGCGGGGCATCTTGGGGTCCAGCGCTTCTCGATTCGCTGGTGATCTTCGAACCTTTTGATGTGCAAAAAGGTGCGTCCATCGACCAACGTCAAACGCGTCAAACGCCCATTTGATATCAGCTCGTCGAGCAGGGCCTCAGGGTCCACGTCATCACTCGGCAAAACCTGCAGACGGAGCCTCTCCGCGTCGTCTGCAACGTGCCCGTAGTCGCACAGTGCGAAGTTCCAGGCGCCGATGAAAAGCAGCCGGGCGTAGGGGCTCAGACGGACGATGTTTCCGTCCGTCCAGAACTCCGGCTTTATAGACCTGATCCGGGCCATCGGGCTACTTCCTTGCTGTTCGGGACTGCTGGACTTCCTCTGGCTGGTACTGGCTAGAGGTCGCGTGGTCGGGTGGGCGCTCGAGTCGCTTCCGGGGGCGGTTCACGCGGCGGCTTCTTCGCAGGTCTCGTCGTCCGACTGCGGTTCGTATCGGACGACGCCGCGGTAGATGCCGCCCTTGTCCTTGACCCAGTGGATGACGGGTTCGGGGGTTTCCTGCGGTTCGGGTTCGGTGGCCGGCGTGGTCGTGATACCGCGGCGGCAGGCTGCGCATTCGGTCAGATTGGTGCGGATGAGCTTCCCGCAGCTGGTGCACCTCGGGAACGGTTCTGGGACCTCGATGCCTTTGATCGCGAGCCTGCATGGCTTGCAGGGCGGCTGGTTGTAGGTGCTGTGTTGCCGGTGCCCGTCGACTGTTCCGCAGCGGATCCTTGTGCCGGGGCGGTATGTGCCGCTGGTGTCGCGGCAGTCGCGGCAGTGGGGGTTGTAGCCGCGGGACATGTTGACTCTGCGGGTGACTCCGCAGGCGGCGCATTTGACGTGGTCGCCGAGGGTGAGGTCGCAGTCGCGGCCGGTTCCGAGTGTGATGCCGCGTGCGTTGAGCATCCGGGTGACGGTTCTTCGGCTGCAGCCGAGGGTGCGGCTGACTTTGTCGGCGTTTCCGAGTTGCTGGTAGAGCTCGACGGCGCGGTCTCCGAGTGTCGGGTTTCCTGCGTCGAAGGCGGCGCGGCCCTTGTGGGGGTTCATGACGCGGGCCTCGCTTTGCTGGCGGCGCGGCCCTCAGCATGGCTGCGGGTCTTGACATGCCGCAGCGCCCACGCGATGGACCCGACGCCGACGTCGTAGGCCTTGGCGAGGCCGGGCATGTTCTCCCCTGCGGCGTACCGTTCGACGATCTCGGCGCGCTGGGCGTCGGTGAGGCTGCGTTTCGGTGCGGCCGGTTCGGTCCGCTTGGCTGCCCGTTTCCGGGGTGGCTTGGCGGGTGCTGCGGGTTCTTGGTAGCCGCCGCGTTCGGTGTAGGTGTGGACGCGGTCTTTCCCTCGGCGCCCGGATTCGACGATCTGCACCTTGCCCTGGTGCCACACGTTCGGGTCGACGTGCCCGTTGTTGGCGATGTAGGCCTCGGTGATCTGCGCCCATGGGAGGCCTTCGGGGCGCTTCCCGCCGCGGTGCTGGATGGGCTGGGTGGGGAGGTCGAGCCAGTCGCCTCCGCCGGCGTTCATGGTCGTGGTCATGCTGCAACTCCGAAGGGAAGTCCGAGCTGCACCGGGGCAGCGAGGGTGGCGAGGATCTTGCGGTACCAGGCCATGGCGTAGTGGATGCAGTTCGAGCAGGTCTTGTGGGTGCAGCCAGGAAGCGGGCCATCTTCGAAGCGGGCCGCCAAGGACCACGCCATCGAGTCGGCGGAGCGCAGTAGGTGGCCATAGATGCCGAGCCCATCGGTCTTCACCCCGAAGCCGTGCACGTTGTAGCCGCGGGCGGTGAGGGCTGACACGATCAGGTCGATTTCCCAGGTGGCCTGCCGCCGGCATACCGACCCGAGTCCGACGACAGGTTCGTTGACCAGGTCTAGCCCTGCCGCTTCGTACATCTCGGCGCAACGGAAGTAGTCATCGAGCATCCATCCCTGGAGCACGGGGATGATCGGTAGGTTTGGCGCGATGGCACGAAGTTCGAGGTAGTTGTCGACGGTCCAGCGCTGATGCTTGAGGATGGCGTCTGCTAGGTCTTCATCAGGTCCATCGGCGGGGATGCCGCGGGCCTCTCTTGTGCCGTGGAAGTACTTCGGGTGGCCGGGCTTGAGGTGCTTGTTTTTGCCGAAGATGACCCAGGGCTC